ATAGATGCGCCGCTCTCCTCGCCGATGCTGAAGATGGCGAAGTGGGTGGGCACGTCGGCCACGACGCCGTAGACGGAGTACTCGTTGCGCTCGTTGAACGAGCACGGCGTGAGCTCGCGCACATCGTTCGGCGCGACCGTGATGTCGATGGCATGGATGCGCACGGCCGCCACAGGCAGCGCGAGAATGCCGTAGGACTTGCCGGTGTCGGGGCCAACGCCCGTCGACGTCGAGACGTTCTTCACGTAGAGCAGATCGCCCTTGTCGGTGACCATGGCGCGCAGCGCCTGCCAGCTCTCGTTGATGAAGGCGTTGAGCTCCGACGTGGGATGGCGCGCGTTCGTCTCCGGCTGGCAGTCCGCGAGCGCTCGCACGCGGGTTCGCAGCTGCAATAGAGTTCGAGCGCGCGCCATCTCGGCTTACTTGTCCTTCTTGTGGTGAGAGCGGTGCTCTACCGACACCGCCAGCCCCGGCCCTGGCCTGTCCGACTCCCTCGCCAGACGCCGCGCCTCCTCGACCGGTGCCTCGTTGGCTTCGTGCGCCTTGCCGACGAGCGCGCCGGCCTTCACTTCGGCCACGCGCTTCGCCTTGGCCGCGTCGTCGGCGTGCGCCTTCTCGTACGTGGCGCGCTCCTCTGGCGTCATTGCCGCCACAAGAACCCGGCGGGCGTAGTCCCGCCTTCTCTCGATATCTCGAGGGTTCATGGTTCCTTTCCCTTTCCGCCAAGGATGAGCGAAAGCCCCCCTGGCTCGTCCGACTCACCGCCGGACTTGCACAGCTCGATCAGGTCGTAGAGGCCCTGTGCAGAAGGGGCCTCCGTGAAGTCGGCGTAGGCCGATTCGAAACCGGGTGGCAGCTCGGCCCCCGCGGTCTCTTCCTCCGCCTCCGGCGGCGTGTAGCTGTCGCCTTCCTCCTCGTCAGCGCCGGGCATGGGTTTCGAGCCCATGCCCAGCGCCTTACCCATGGGGCCGATCATCAGCTGCCCTCGCATTCGCAGTAGATCCAGATCTTGTCTCCGGATGCCGGCTCCGTTGCGGTGACACCGACGGCCGTGCGAAACGTCATCGTTCCGGCCGGGTTGTCCATGATGGTGGTGATGGCGCTGCCCACCGTTCCAGCCGGCGAGAAGAGCCCGTACCAAAAGCGGCACTTGCCCGCCGGTGTCGCCGGAAGGCCAGTGCAGTTGTAAACGCCGGTTGCGCCCTTGGCGACGGCCATACCGTTTGGCTCGCCGACGAGAGTCCCCGTGGCGCCAGAAGCGCCAATGGGGACTTCCGCTGTCCACTTGATAGTGCCGGTCGTTCCGATGCGACCGAGGTCGCGACCGTTGACCATGTCCGATGCGGCGGGCATGTTAAAGCCCCGTCGTCAGAAGCGGGCAACGTCCCACTTCCTTCGGGTTGTAGACGTAGAAGGCGGGGATCACGACGAGCCTGAGCTCGTACGTGTCCTCATCCGACTTGCGCAGGATGGTGTTGCCGTCCCCCGCCATCGTCTCGGGGAAGCCGGACGCCGTACGGAAGTGGATCGCGTCGGGATTGAAGGCCCAGCACGTGTCAGGTCGCACCTTGTTCGACGAAAACACCTCGATGAAGCCGGCCGCCGTCGACATCTTGATCGACGGGAAGGCGAACCGACCCGCTTGCGCCGGAGTGCCGAGGTCTCGGAACCCCTGCGCCTCGAGCGCGTTGCCGAGCGCCGACCACTGCTCATCGTGAATGAGAATCTTGGTCGGCTTACTGCCGGCGCGAGACTTCATCCGCGTGACCAGCTTGACGATACGGTCCTTCGTGCCTAGCCCGGACACCTCCGCCGCCGTCAGACGCACGCCGCCGCGCATCATTGGGTCGAGGGAGCGGTCTACGCCGTTGAGCGTGTCGGTCGGGTCGAGCAGGGGAACGTATTCGCCGAGCGTGTTGACGATGAAGTTAGGCGTGGTGGTTCCGCCGAAGTCGGCATTGCGGAAGGCGAACATGGTGCCCGTCCAGCCCGAAGGCGTGCCGGCCGTGAGAGCCACGGCGAGCGCGTCTGACGTGGCGACAGTGAACGTCCCCGCGTTGCGATTGACCGCGAAGACGTATCCGATCGAGCCAGAGCCGAGCAGAGCGTCCGTCGTCAGCGTGCCGTTGTTGGCGGACGCCTGGAGCAGCATGCCCTTCTCGATGTGGACGATGTCCTGCTTTTGGACCATCGTGCACACGCCCGTCGAGATGGTGAATCCGCCCGGCGAAACCGTGTGGCCTTCGTCGCCGAGCAGCAGCGTTTCGAAGTACGTACCGACGCCCTCGATGAGCAGATCGGTTTCCTTCGCACGGTCCTGGAAGAACGCGCCCATGCGGTTCTTCGAAAGAACCATCGCCTTGTGGCCGATGTAGACGCTCGACTTGTAGTCACCCCAGGGGATGATCCACGCGTCGCCGTTCAGGTTGCCGCCGTTCGCCGTGGCAGCTCCCGCTTGAGCAGCCGCGCGAGTCGCGGCGTGACCTTGCGGACGCTGGTCGATGAACGGAGCTACGAGGTACTTGCCGGTACCGTCGCCCTGCTCGGACGTGCCGATGATGTCGAGGAATACGTTGTCTTTGAGAAGGAGCTCGGGCACCTTCCCGTTGTCGTCGATGTATCTCTCTTTATAGAATGCCACTAGGGCTTCAATTGTTGATCCGACCATTGGAGACTCCAATGACCGTGTCGGCTATGGCTTTGCGGTGTTCTTACTTGCCGCCGAAACCAATCTTGCCTTCGCTCGCATGCTTCTGCCCAATCGAGCTCCAGTGCTTCAGAGACTCCTCGGGTGAACGCCTGCGTTCGGGCGCAGCCTCCACAGTCGCGTGACGTGACAGAATCGTGGGTGCTTTTAGGACCCGCTTCACGTCGTGCGCGCGACGGTCGGTTGCCACCTGAGTTAACGTGCCAGGGTCACGTTCCCCGGTCGGGCTAAGCCCGCCGGTGAGCTGTTTCCACTGAGCTGCCGTGAGGCGCTCGGGGTCGTACACCGCTTCGATCGCCTCTTCTTCGGAGATGCAATCCTCGGTGTCGGTAACTTCGTCGTAGGTGTAGTTCTTGAGCAGCTCGGCGTGGACCATGCGCACGAACCACGGGAGCTTCGCGGCAGTGGCCAGGCGCTCGTCGCCGCTTTCTGCCAGGCGCTCCGTGAAGTCCTCTCGCCACCTAGCCCCGCTGCGCTCGAGAGTGGCCGTGCGCTCTTGCTCGGCGGCCTTCTGGTCGCGTTCCTCGAGGCGTTTCTCGAGCTTCTGGCGCTCGGCGCGCTCGGCGTCGAGCCGACGCGTAAGGTCGGATACGGCGGGGTCTTTCGACAGGTCGCCGCGGTGCATCTTCGCCAGCTTCTCGCGCTGCCATTGGTCCGAAGACTTGCCGAAGACGAGCTCAAAAACGCGCTCCTCGTCGCCAGCGTCGAGAGCGTCCTTTGCCTCGGCGAACTTGCGCGTATTGGCCACGATCTCGCGCGCCTCGCTCTGCACTTTCTGGTGCGCGGCGATGATGTCCGACTCGCGCTTGTGGATCTCCGCCGCCTTCTTGGCGTTGGCGTTACGCCATGATGCCCACGCCCCCCCTGGGATCTTCTCCGGGTCGAGGTCGATGAGCTTCAGGGCTTCTGCGATGTTGCCTTCCCGGGCGAGTCGTCGGGCCTTTCCGAGCCCGCCCGTAAATCCTCCGCCATCTGTTCGTTCAGCTTCTGGAGACGTTGGAGAGTCTCCACGCTTACCCCCGGCAGCTTCATCACCTCGAGCGACAGCATCATCAGTCGCCACGACATTTCGCGCTGATTCACCGGCCTTTACCTTCGGTACGGCGGGCGTGGTTTCGGCTTTGGCTTGGGCTTTCGCAGCATCATGGGTCCTCTCCTTCGCTTTGCCCTTCTCGGGCAGAAACTGGCCATTCTTGCCACGTGGCTTGTCGCCAGCGGCCGGCGCGGGCGCTTCCGCGGCCGCAGCTGCTTCCTCGACGCCGAGCGCTTCAGCGGCAACCTTGCCCCACTTCTCGGCGGAGGCCTTGTCCTTGTCGGCGCGCGCCTTCGCTGCGTCTGCCGCAGCCGCTGCCGTCGCTGCTTGCGTGGTCGTCTCGTCAGCCATAGTGCAATCTCCCAATCAGCCCCCAGCGCCTGCAAACTCCGGCCATGACCAGGTCGAAGTCGGGCCGGTGGAACGACAGCAGAAACATGTAGGGGCGAAACCTCATTGGATTGGCGCTCCCGGCGGCGCGCCCATCGCGGCCACTTCCGGCGGCATGCCCCCCATCGGCGGCACCACCGGTGGCGGCGCCATGGCCTGTTGCCTCGCGGCTTGCTGCGCTGCCATCTGCTCGATGTAGCGATCGCAATCGCCCATGAACCTGATGAAGAATTGCTGATTGTAGTCGGGGCAGCCGTCCATCTCGGCGTCGGCCCACGCTCGAGCGACCTGCACGATCACGTCCGTAAGCGGCATCCACTTGATTGGCGGCCGGTACCGGAAAGCCTTCGGATCGCCCTCAGCGCCGCGCTGCTCGGATTCCTTCGTCGCGTCGAGCCAGCTCTCGATGTACTTCGAGATGAGCTGCTCCCACTTGTTCGTGGCCGAGATGGCGCTCTCGGGGTCCTTCGAGCTGTAGATCTCCGCCCGCGCCGTGGGGCCGATGATCTGCTGCGAATAGAGCTCGTCTCCCAGCGACTGCCGGTCGGCCGGCGTATTGACGACACCGCTGACGGGATAGGGCTGAATGACGTACATGTCGTCGTCGAGCATGAAGTGCGACGCTTCCAGCTCTTCCATCTGGTCGCCGCCGTGCAGCCGGACCTTGTAGCCAGGGATTTCGGCGATGAGCTCGCGCAGACACGCCATGTTCTGCCGGGACTGACCGACGGCCGTGCGGCGCTCGTAGGCTTGCCACTGCACCGAAAACCGCTCGGTGCCGAGTAGGGCCAGTTGGCGCATGCCGACGGCGGAGTTGACGCCTGGCTGCTTCTCGCCCGTTGCGGACATCTCGGACACGCCAGAAACGTCGTGGCTCGTCCCGACGAGCAGCTGCCACCATTGCACCGTCGATTGGCTGATGGCGTTCGGCGTGTTGAAGGTCGGCGACATCGCGCCCTTTTGCACCTCGATGATGGTCTTGGCGATGTTGCTCTCGAGGCCCTCTTTCTTGACCGTGCCCTCTTCGACGAAGACCATCTGATTCGAGCCGACGCGCTCCGCCTTGCTCATCCGCTCGATCGAGGCATTCGCCTCCATCGTTAGGTGATAGACGCTGTCGACAATCGAGGTCCCGTAGATGCCTTGGAGCCATTGCTCCCATACGTAGAATTCGAAGGGGAAGAAGTCGCGCGTGTATTCCTCGCCGTCGGCCAGGTCCTCGACGCCGACAGCGATGGCGTGGCGCCCCTTGGTCCGGGCAGATATCTGCAGCCGCCACGCCTCCCGCACGAGGCAGACCCGAGAGACGTCGCTGGTCCGGCCGAACACCGACGCCCACCCCGGCTCATCGGACAGGTCGGCCGAATCGATGATGCCGTCGCGGAACTTCGACGGTGATTCGTCGGCAAGCTTGAACTTGTCGGCCGGATAGACGTGGAAGAGCGAAAGGGGCTGGCCCCCCATAGCGTCGACGGGGTCTACGAGCAGCTGCCAGCCCGGCACGGCACGGATGTCGATGCGCTTATCGGTGACGTTCGCGGTGGTCTTGACGGCGCCGAGGTCGCCGACCATGGCGAAGAGCTGCGCTTTGAGGCATTCCTCCCACGCGTCGCTCGATGGGCCCTGCCGCGCGAGCATGATGCCCTCGTTGATGCGCTCGATCTTCTTCGCCTTGCGCTTCGTGGACCAATCGCCGTCATTGACCACGAACTGCGTTTTGGGCTTCTGTTTGCCGGCAATCTTCGCGTGCGCCGCGTTGACCAGCATCCGGGCGAGGTTCACCCGAAGCGAATCGAAGTCCTCGTGAATGAGCTCGTCACGCGTGAAGTACGCGGCGGGATCGAGCCCAGCGAGCGGCCGCCCTTCGTAGAGCGTGTGATTGCGGGCGATGCGGATACGTCGCGGGCTCTGCGTCTTATCGAGGCTCTGGCACGTCGCAGTGACGGCAGACGCGCAGTCTTTACCCTTGAGCTCGTGCCATAGACTCCGGTCGGCTCGGGACGCCACGAGCCATACACTACGTGGCGCTACGAGCAGCTAGAAGCTAAGTCGATTCGAGTGTTATGAGTGTTGAATATTGGCGCGCATGGAGCCACTATTCTTAGCCATGCAGGTCGAGAAAACTTGGCGGAAGTGCACGTGCGGCGCTGTCGCGACGAGCGTTAATGCGACGTTGATAGAGCGGCTTTTTGGCTTTCAGTACGCGTGGAAATGCACGTGGTGCTATAAGCGCCTGCGATCGTGGGGGCTCACCGACCAGCCTGGTCCCATGGACTCCACGCGATCCACGTCCAAGTGTGCGCCGACGCGGCACACTTAGCGCCTCACCGCATCCACCGCCCGTGCATCGTGGCCTTCCAGGCCTTCTCGCGGGCCTTCTGCGCGCGCCCCATCGACTCCTCGCGCTCCTTCAGCCTGACCATCTCCTCATACTCGGGCGTGCCCTTCTGCGGCTTGGGCGGCGGCGCGTCCTCTTCGCCCCATGCCGTCGCCGTCCGCCACCCGTATAGGTTCATGTCGCACAGGTGGTTCGGCAGGCCAGGCATCTCCTTCAGCTTATTCTCGTCGGCGAAAGGTAATTCCTCCATCTCCACGGCGCACTTCTCGTTGCCCTCACCTTCGCACATGAGCCACTCGCGGCGCTCCATCGCGCCATTCATGAGCTTGATGTACCCGAGTTTATTTACCTTCTCGGCGGGCTCTATGGGAATGCCGTGCCGGCGGCGCATCTCTTCTGCGTAGCCTTTCCCCAGCCCCCCCACGTCTCCCACGATGCGGTCGAAGCTGTAGCGCTCCCCGAGCTCGTCGGTCTTCTCGGCGCACTCGGTCGGGATCATGTCCGTCGCCTTGTCGCTCTCTAGCAGGTAGACGGTCCGACAGTGCTTCTCCCAGCCTAGGACGCCCCACGCGCAGTCGTCGACGTTTCCGAAGTCCCAGGACAGGATGTGCCTCCATGGCTTCGCTGGGTCGATCTTCGGCCTGGGAACGACCAGTCCGCGGTGGAAGGCGTGGTATACGAGCCCGCTGCCATCCTGGACCCACACGCCGTCGCGTAGCTGCGAGCGCGTCGCCGCGTCGAGCTTATTGAGCGCCTTCTCGTACTCATCGATGTCGAGGGAAGGGTTGTCCTCGAGTTTCGCTGCCACGAATGGCGCCTTCGCCGTCTTCTCGTCGACGAACCGCTCTTTCACCCACCGGTGCCCGATGCCGCCCGGGTTCGTGGCAGCGCGCATCCGGATCGGGACGTCGGACCCGGTCAATCGGCGGAGCCGAGAGAACAGGTACAGGTACCAAGAGCGCAGGAATTGCGTGAGCTCGTCGAAGCCAACGAATTGGAAGGCGGCGGACTGGTAGCGATACTTGTGCGCCTCGGTGTCGAGGTACCCGAACGTGAGCGACGAGCCGGCGGGGAACCGCCACTGGTGACGTTCCCCGTCCCAATGAGCGGTCGAGCCGGCAAGCCACTCGTGCGATCGCGCCATGATGGCATCTGGCAGCGCGAGGTCGGCGTAGGTGCGCCGAAACAGGATCGCGGCGTAGCCAGGCACGTCGATGTACTGCAGCGCGGCCATGAGCAGCGCGTCGGACTTGCCCCCTCCGGCAGCGCCGCCGTAAAGCGCCTCGTCGCACGTCAGTGATAGAAACTCTGCCTGCTTCGGGTGCGGCGTGTGCGGGCACCAGCGGCGCCGCCGGTAAAGCTTATCGTGGCCGCGGAGGACGTCGGCGGTGCGCATTCACACCCGGCAAACACCGCATGGTTTGCGCTCGTGGTCATCGTCCAGCGTCAGGCGCTCCCCGCAGACGCTACAAAACGCGTGCATCACGATTAGGCGATCTTCCCTGGGAAGGTCTCATCAATCCCGCCTTCTGCGTCGAAGATGACCCAGCACTTCTTGCAACCAGGCGGCAGCCCCTTGGGGAACGGACACCTAACGCCGCCGCTCATGCGCTCTTCTTCCCTTCCGGCGGCACGAGCAGCCCAATCGCTCGCCGCACCTTTTCGTCCCGATACGCAATCTCGCCCTCCGCGCGCAGCCGCAGCATCCGACTTTTCTCGGCGTCCTCGCGCATCAGGTCGAACCGCGCCTCGCCGTCGAGCGCCGTTTCCTTCCAAGCCTCTGCCAGCTCCTCCATCGCCGCGGCCCGTAGATGCGACTCCGTCAGGCACGCTTGCAGCGCCTCGAAGCGTCGGCGGCTGACGAGGGGCCACTTCATCATTCGCTCCAATGCGGGAGACGCACGCTCGCAACGTCGTAGAGCCGCGCAAGCGCCGTCGCGAATCGTATCATGCCTTCGCGTCCGCAAACGTGATGCCGCATGTCGCCATCGTTGATGCCGAATTCGGTGCACCCGTCCCACTTGATCCACCCCGTCACGCACGGCTGCGCCTCGTCCAGGTTCGGCGTCGAGTCCTCCGGCAGGCTCGTCCAGCCCTTCTTCGGATAGGTGATCTCGCCCGGCGGAAGGCAGACCATCGAGAACAGCTCAAAGTCAGCGTTGTAGGCGTCGTCAGCGTTGTAGGCGTCTGCGCCGGCCAGTTTGAGACGCATGGAGTAGTGGATGTCACCCCACTCGACGATGTGAACCAATGGCTTCAAAGCGCCAACCTCTCGCTGATGCCGACCCGAATGGCCTCGATGACCTGGCGCAGCTCACGCGCCACGTCGGCAAACTTGTCCACCGGCGAGGAGCGCAAGTCATTGGCATCGATGAAGACAACGCCAGTGTAATTATAGGTACACACGAATTCGTACCCGTCGCGATCTGCGCATCGCCGCAGCTCCGCCGTGAGCCCAAGCCGCGCGAGCTCGGGGCCGATGAGCTCCGTAGCGAACGCGGCCAACGACTTCGCTTCCGCCGACTCGAGCGGCGTCATTACCTTGATGTCGCTCATGCCGCTGTCTCTTTCTTGCCCTTGCAGAAGCGCCGATGGTTGCCGAGGGCCTGGCTGGTCTTGAATGACTCTTCGCATCCGTCGCACGTGGCCTGCATGTTGAGACCATCCCAATGTATCACGTGGCCCCACCCGATGCCTTTGATGTTCTCGCCTATGACCAGAGAGAACGTCGTTGGATCAAAGCGCATGCCGGCCGCTCCCATCTGGGAGCAATCGTCCAGAGACAACTCCGAGCGCGTGCCCTCGAGCAACGGGTGTTCGAATGTGAAGTCGAGCCAGACGCGTGAGAGCTTCATGGTCGCTTCCCCTTCGCTTTCTTGCGTAGCCCCTCCTTCAGCCGTCGCTCCGACTCGGCGTCCGCCGAGTCCACCAATCGCCCGCCTGGAGACTGTCTGCCTATGAACAGGAAGCCAGCTGCCGACGCCGCAACAATGCACGCGTCGTATCTCGCCTTGCCGCGCTTGATGTCGAGGCACGCGCGCACCATTTGCTCGAGCAGCTCCGGTGCCTTGGCAATAGCCTTCTCGTAGGCGAGCTCGACCGCTGCCTCGAGGACGTACTGCGGACAGCTGTTGTCCGCGTCGAGCTTGTCTAGAAACTTCCGCTCTGCATCAGTGCACGTCGCCATGGGCTGCTCCTTTCATGGTTTCACGTTCGCGGCCCGCGCGTCGTCGATGCGCTTGCCCACGCGCCGAAGCAACTTCTCGAACGTGCGCGGCTCGTTGTCGGCCTCACTCTCGGACAGGCCTAGGATGTCGCTCAAGTCGTCGAGCGCGCTGGCATTGAACCCTGGCTTATCGTCTACCGTTACAGCTGCAATTTTGATCATCATCAGTGTATCTCTCCCTTCGAATCGCCTTCTTCTTCAGCCAGCGCCGCCTTGAGACGAACGATGCGTTCCTCTTTCGACAGCTTGGCGTATTCGTCGTCGTGTTCGGTTTTCTCTGCGTCCTTCGGCCTTCGCGTAGTCGTTACGCCGCGAATGTCCATCTGCAGCTGAATAGCCTTGATGGCAGCAACGAATTGCGGGTCGTCGACGTACTCCACGCTCCCGGCGACAACGACTGCCCGCTGGTGCTCGAGCGCGCGAGACTGAATGCTCTCCAGCTCGGCCATCCTCGCATCGATGAGGTCTTCGATGGGCTTGCCGCGACGAGCCAGCACGCCCGATGCAACCATCGCGTCGTCGCCGATGGTCCGCTCGTGCAGCTTCCACTCGGCGGCGAGCTCCTTGCGTGACCTGCCGCCCTTCCACTCGCCGCGGAGCATCATCTTCAGGATGTGGTCGGTGCGCTCGGCGGGGGTCATAGCGTTCGACCGTGCAGCCAAATGAGAACGCAGCCGATACCTACGCCGATTGCGCCGCCTATCAGGTAATCCATCACAGCCCCCTTTTCTTATTCTTCGCGCGCTCGCGGTCGAGTTCGCGTCGGAGGAACTCGGCACGGTTGTGCGATATGGCGTAGATGTTCTCGAGGTGTTCTAGACCGCCACGCATGTCGCCAAGCTCGGCGTTCGTGCTGCGCTTCAGGTTCTCCAGCTCCCGGCGGAGCTTGTTGGCTTCGTCCTTCCAGTGGGCAGCCGTAAGGTGCTCCGTGTTGCTCATCAGCTCCGCCTTCAGCCGCTCGCGCTCCTTCTCGGAGACGGCGAGGGCGCGCTTGCAGACGCTAATCTCCATCGCCAGCACGTGATACGCGACACCTCCTTCGCTGCCCACGCGAGTACCGTAGTTGGCGTCGATCCCGGCTTGCCGTAAGCCGAAGCAGTTGGGGCAAGCCTGGTAGCCGTTGCCTTGCGTGCCGCAGCGCGTGCACTTCCCCGTCGCGTCCCAGTACGGCTGCGATAGCTCACTACTCGCACGGGGGGAGGGGTCCGCCTGCTTCTCTGTTCTCCACTGCGAAAGCACGCAACCATCATCGCTGTGCGGCCCGGAGTGGCCAGGCTCGCGGTCGCAGACGCGGCCTGCGTTTCTATGCCCACAGATATCCATTCGCTACCTCCTTCGCGTGACACTACGCGATTTCACTTGACTCGTCATACCCTCGTACCCCTTGGATCCCCCTGGAACTTACGCCACGGAGTCAGCTTGGCCCTGTCTCTCGGAGTCCAGACGTAGACCGGTATCCCGACCCGTTCGAGAGCTTCGAACATGTGCCGTTGGCTTTGCCGTAGACGTTCCGTCGGGCCGCCCTTGACCTCGACTCCGTAAAGCTTCCCGGTCGCCCGATTGCGCAACAGGAAGTCTGGCCATCCGTGACGCAGCACGTCGACGTCGCCACGATCGAGAGCCCGCAAGAAGAAGTCTTCCTCCGACTCCGTGAGCGTTCGCCCAAGCTTCGGCATGTCCACCGGGCGCGGAGACCGACCGTCCATTCTCTCGACCTGGCGAACCAGTTTGGCCACACGCGCCGATGCGCTCATCGACCTCTCCGCATTGGCACGGCCCTTGTCTGGTCGGGCGCTTTCCTGCCAGGCATCGGGATTCGAGCAGCAGCAATCGCCTGCCGTGCCTGCTGCACCGAGGTCACCAGGTAGTACTCGCCCTTCGCTCGCCAGAGCCTGCGAGCCCAGCGCTCCTGGTCTTCGTCCCAGTTTCCCCTTGGAAGCTTCACCTCCAGCGCCACGAACAGGCCATCGACGCAAGCGATGATGTCGGCGCTACCCTTGCCGAGTCCGGCACGAACGGCCCTGCCACTTCGGCGAGCCGTGAGCTGCGCGTTACGCATGGCCATAACGCCCGGTTCGAGCCTGAGGGCATCGAGGATGGCGGAGACGAGCTGCGTCTCGCTCAAGCGACCTCCTTCGTCGGCAATAGCTGCTCGATTGGCCGCTCACGGGTTTTCCCCGGCTTAGCAACAAGTGCCGGGAGCCCATTGCGCACACGGTGAGCGGCAATGCCTTGCAGGATGGTGACGTGGTCGCGGCCGAAGACCTTGCCGATGCGAGAGAGCGACCAGTGCCCAGTCGCGTTTAACGCCTCCCAGAGCGCATGGCGGGCATGGGAGGCCGCTGGGGTACGTTCCCTGCCCAAAAGCTCGTCTACGGTCACGTGGTGGGCCTTAGCGAGGCGTGAGCCCAGCGCCGCGATGCTTCGGACACGCCGTACGAGGTTCGCTCATCCGCACTTCCCACAGCCAAGTTTCATCCTACGCAACCTCCTTGCTCGTCGGCAACGTTGCCTCACCCGGTGGAATGTAGCGCCGTCCTTGGCCAACACCCGGGGGCGCGAGCCCTTCGCGACGGCAATGCGACCTGATGCCCTCCATGACCGTCTGGTGCGACTTGCGGCCAAACACCTTCGCG